TCAGGTGTTGGTCGTCCCCCAGTCGTCCTCCAGCCCGTTGCGGCTGCTGCGGTCCCGCAGCGACCGGACCCGCTCGGCGACGGAGGCGGGCACGTGGTCCCCGACCTTGTCGCCGACCGAGTGGTACGCCTTGCCGGCGAAGTCCCGCCCGCTGTGCGCGGCGCTCTCGGCGGCGTTGCGGACGGCGGGGTTCTCCGCGAACCGCCGGGCCGACTTCTTCAACTGCTCGTAACGCTCGCGCCCGGCTCGCGTGCCGAGCACGTAACCGAGGGCCACTCCGGCGATGAACGTGAGCCGGTACCGCATGGCTGCCACCCTTCCTACGCTTGGTGCGACGTGTGCAGCCCGCCTACCCGCAGGCGCCCGAGATCACCCCGGGCGATACCGATTGGCGGAGCACCCCCCTGCTTGCGCTAATGTATGTGTCGCAGCGAACGCGCGCCGCCCGGCAGCCGCCAGGCAGGTACGATTTCGAGGCAACGCAGCAATCCCCTGTAGCTCAATTGGCAGAGCAGCCGGCTGTTAACCGGCAGGTTACTGGTTCGAGTCCAGTCGGGGGAGCGCGATCCCCTGTAGCTCAATTGGCAGAGCATTCGGCTGTTAACCGGAGGGTTACTGGTTCGAGTCCAGTCGGGGGAGCGGAACGGAAGAGGACCCTGCGGGGTCCTCTTTCGCGTCTGGCCGGGACCGGCCCTCCCACCCCGGCGGGAGGGCCCCGCGATCACTCGTTGGGGTGTCCTTCGTCCTGACCGCAACCGGGCAGCACGCAGCGCCGTCCTCAAGATCAGGCGAAGTCGAGCATCCGAAGCAAGAGATCGTATGACCGGCTATGCTGCGGCAGACGGGGCGCACACATGTACGCGCCACGCCGAAACGGGGCGGTAGCTCAGCCGGTTAGAGCAGCGGACTCATAATCCGTCGGCCGTGGGTTCGAGTCCCACCCGCCCCACCGACGCGGACGCTGGCAGGAACGTTCCCACCAGCATTGAAGCGCCCCAACTGGTTTAGACCACAGTGGGGCGCTTCGGCGTTTCAGGGCTCCTGCGTGAGCGGTGCGTGAGCGGCCGTGTCGGAGACCCCCGAACGGCGGGCACGGGGCACCACCGACTCGGCCTTCCGCGCGACCTCCTGGTCGACCTGGGGCAGCAGGCTCGTGTACGTGTCACCGGCCAGCTGGATCGTCCCGTGCCGCAGCGTCTCCTTGATGGCGTGCAAGTCCCCGCCGCCCGCGTGGATCAGCGTCGCCGCCACGTGCCGCAGGTCCCGCAGGTTGATCGGAGGCAGGTCCGCCTCCCGGGTCAGCCGACGGAAGACGTCCGACACCTTCTCCGGGTGCAGCCACGTCCCGTCCTCCTGGACGAACACCTTCCCGGTGTCCGTCCACGGCAGCCGCTTCTCCTCGCACACCGCCCGCTCCAGGGCCTGGCGCTCCCGGTGCTCCCGCAGCGTCTCCACCATCGCCGGACCCAGGGCGATGACCGCCTGGCTGTCCTCCGTCTTCGGGAGGCTCTCCACCGGCGTCCACCCGTCCTGGATGATCGTCTTCGAGACCCGCAGGGTGCCGTTGACGAGATCGATGTCCGCCCACGCCTGGCCTACCGCCTCGCCGCGGCGCAGCCCCCGGAACGCGATCAGGCAGAACAGGGCGTACAGCCGGTCCCGTTCGGCGTGGTCGAGGAACTGGCCCACCTGGACGGGCGTCCACACCATCACCCCTGACGGCTTCTCACCCGTGGCCCGCCACCGCTCGACATGCTCGGCCGTCCACAGCAGCGCCTTCGGCCGCTTCCCCGATGCCAGCTCGACGTGCGAGGCCGGGTTGAAGGTGAGCATCTGGTTCGAGATCGCCGTGTTCAGTGCCGAGCGGAGGGTCGCCCGGATCCGCTGCTGGGTCGCCGCGCCGGTCACCCGCCGGTACGGGGGCATCTCGGCGAGCCTGGCCCGCTCGGCGGCCAGGCGCGCGGTCTCCGACTCCGGCGGCCGGGACCGCTTGCCCCACGTCGCCCGGCGTTCCTGCTCGCGCCGCTCCTCGTTCTCCGCCTCGATGACCTCGTTGTTGTCGTTGATGGCGTCAAACATCTCGACCAGGTGCCCGACGTTCAGCCGGTCCAGCTGGAGGTGCCCGATGCGGGGGCGGAGGTGGACGCGGATGTGGGAGGCGTACCCGGTGAGCGTCGTCTTCCGCCGGCGCTTCGCCTCCAGCCACTCGTCGAGCCAGTCGCCGACGGTGAGGCGGCTGGTGAGGGACTGCCCGGCACGGAAGCGGCGCCGTGTCTGCTCCAGGTCGGGCAGCGGCGCCTTCTTGTCCTTGCTGACGTTCTCCAGGAGGTCACCGATGCGGACCTGCCCGTCGGCGTCGTCGCCGTCGGGAAGGTCGAGGAGGGCCCGGACCCGGTCGAGGTCTTCCTGCGCCTTCTTCGCGGTGTCGTACCCGGAGCGGGAGAACGACCGGCGGGTTCCGTCGCCGCGGGCGGGGAGTTCCTGGCGTACCGCGTAGACCCCATGCCGGCGCGAGGACAGCTGCGGGCACGTCTTGCCGAGGGCCTTGCCGTCATCGTCCCGGCAGTAGCAACGGCGGTACGTCGAACCCTTCATCTGTCAGCCTCCGGCCTGTTTCGGTTCCCCCTATGATCCCGCATCTGCGTTGTCGAATGGACTTGGAATCTCGCCTCCTCGGGAGCCGGGAGACGGGCCTAGGAGCCCTTCCTCTCGCGCCTTCGCGACCCACTTTGCTGCCGTCGAGTGGGTTGTGGCGAAGATTTGCTGGACGGCGCGGGTGGGCGGCACGCCTTCTGCGTCCGCCTTGCGGTAGACCTCGACAACCTTCTCCAGGTGCTCTCGGGTGATTCGCCGCCGTCGCCTGACGGGTACGGATGCAGCCCGCTCTGCGTTTTCTTGAGCGTGACCGCCGAGCTGCGTTTGCCACATGCGGGCCGCTTCGTCCCAGCTGCGGCGGAGATCGCCAAAGCCCTGCCTGGCGTTCTCCTCCGCCAATTCGTCGGGGTCAGCACTCGCCAGGAAGCGCGCCATTCCGACTATGGCTAGCCGCTTCCACGTATCCATGGGGGCCGCCTTGCGCAACCGGTCGAGAGCGCTGGGCACGTCGCTTCGTGACGACATGACCGTCGTGAGCTGTACCTCGTTCTCATGAACGCGGAAGCACAGGAATAGCACGTCACTTTGATCGTCGGGGTGTGCGATTCCGGTAAAGGACTCAGGCAGCAAGACGTTGCCGGCGCGTTCTAGCTGTGGCCAGTGCGTGAACTGGTCCATCGGCCAGCCGGCCAGGACGTTGAACGCCCAACCGTCGGGCACTTCGGGGATCTCAGGCATGCGCTCATCATGCCGCGATGGCAAGGGTTCGGCAAGCCGCCCTCTCGTTTTACGGGTAGGCCCCGGGTAGCAGCTAGCGACCCAGCTGCAAGGGAATGGGTAGCACAATGGCAAAGTAACGGGTAGGGTCTTCGCCATGAACACAGCCCATGCTTTGCGGCTTGTACAGCTGCGCGCGGCCATCTCCTGTGGGGAGACGCGGCAGTTGAGGGTCGCCGCTCGCCTTTCGATCAGCGAGATGGCAGCGGCCTGCGGCGTAGACCAGTCGACTCTGTGGCGGTGGGAGCAGGGCAAGCGCCTCCCTCGCGGGGAGAGGGCGTTTCGCTACGCGGACGTCATCGACTCGCTCCGCGACCAGGTGGACGACGAGGGCCAGGAGCGGGTGATCGCGTGACGGCGGCTCTCTCGATCGCCGAGATCCTCGACCTGCCCGCGCTCGTCCCCCTGTGGCCGACCGTCGGCAAGGCCATGTGCCAATCGGAATCCACGACGTACCAACTGGCCAGGGAAGGGCGACTGCCCTTCGAGATCATCCGGCTGGGCCGACGTCGCTTCGTGCGAACCGTCGACCTCCAGACCTTCCTGGGCCTTCTGCCCGGAAACAGCGAAACGGCCGCGGAGGCAACCGCAGCCGTTTCGAGCGAGCACCCCACCCCATCGGCCGTGACAGCACAGGAAGCGAGCGCTCAGTGAACAGTCTACCGAGCACCGAGAACGAACGACAGGCGACGCCCGGACAGGCGGAACCGGCCACCAGCCCGCAGACCTGGACCTTCATCAACCGCAACACCGGCCAGCCGATGACGTTCACCTGCATGACCGGCTGCGACATCGACCACAACAGCGACGTCGCCACCCCCTACTTCCCCGACGACATCTGGTGCCAGACCCGCCGCACCGACGTCACCCTCCCCATCAACGAGAACGGTAAGCCCGAGGAATACAAGGTCCTCGGCATCACGATCAACGTCCGCCCCTTCGACGAGAAGCTCAGCCAGCGCCTGCCGCACGCCTCCGTCGAGGTCATCGACGACTGCTGGATCGAGGACCTCGACCCCGACGCGCTCGCCATCGTGATCGCCACGCTGGAATCCCGCCTCGACGTCCTGCGCGACTCCCACACCCAGCTGGTCAAGCTGCGCGCCGAACACGAGGCCCGCCCGTGACCGAGACCACCACCGTGGCGGCCCAGGACACCCTGGGCCGCCCGGCCCCGGGCATCAACGGCCTCCTCGTCATCGATGCCGAGAACGTCCGCGCCCGCTACGACTGCTACCTCTGCCGCACCACCGAAGGCCCCGTCCACGGCACCAGCGCCGTCACCGCCTTCACCGCAGAGATCCGCACCACCCACCCCACCCGCTGCGGCACCCGGGAGAACCGTTCGTGAACAGCACCACCGGCGCCGCCATCGACCGAGTTCTCAACGCGCTCTCCAGCGGCGGACTCAACTACAAGGCGGCTGGCGGCGGCTACGAGGCGCAGTGCGGCAACCCCATGCACACCGACTCGACGCCCTCCATGTCCGTCCGACAGGGCAACCTCGGTGCGGTCATCCACTGCCACGTCTGCGGCGAGGAAGGCAAGGACGACATCATCGCCGGGCTCGGCCTCACCAAGGCCGACCTCTTCGACCAGCCGCTGGAACGCCCCGAACGCCCCCAGGTCGTCGCCACCTACATCTACGAACAGGCCGACAGCACCGAGCACTACCGCCGTGACCGCCGCGAACCCGGCAAGGACGGCAAGAGCAAAGACTTCATGCAGTACCGCATGGTCAACGGGCGCAAGGAGTACGGGCTCAAGGACGTCGTCCGCGTCCCCTGGCGGCTGCCCCGGCTCATCGAGGCGGTCAAGAACGGCACCGAGATCTTCTGGAACGAGGGCGAGAAGTGCGTCCAGGCCCTGGAGAAGATCGGGAAAGTCGCCACCACCGCAGGTGGCGCCCAGGACTGGCGCCCCAGCATGGCCGCCTGGTTCGACGGGGCCGCGAAGGTGACCATCATCGCGGACAACGATGAGCCCGGTATCAAGCACGCCCGCAAGGTGGCCGCCGCCCTCAAGGGGCGCGTCCGCGAAATCCGGGTCGTCCGCGGTGCGGTCGATCGGCCCAAGGCGGACATCTACGACCACCTTGCCGCCGGATACACCCTCGACGACCTGGTCGACATCCCCGACGAACCGACCCGGCTCCGGTCCGTCCCGAACCCGGCCTCCGTTCCGCCGATCGAGGGCACCAGCGCCCGGCAGCCCGACCCGACACCGGAGCCGGCCGCACGGCCACGCGTCGGCTTCGACCTGAACGCCGCCTTCGGTCTCGCCGGGTGCACCATCCCGCGCGGGTACCGCATCACGGCCAAGGGAGTCGACCAGGCGACCGGGAAGGACGAGGCCCCCTGGTCCCGGTTCACCTACGCACCCATCGTCGTCACCAGCGCCTACGAGGACCCCGACGGCGAACAGTCCGTCCAGCTGTCCTGGACCGATCGCGACCGCACCGTGTCGAAGGTCGTCGCCCGGGACATCGCCAAGCGCGGCCGCGAACTGGTCAAGAGTCTCGGATCCGCAGGGCTCCCCGCGATCGAGGGCGACGCCCGCCCCCTGGAGCGGTGGCTCGCCGAGTTCGAGGCCGCCAACGTCCACGCTCTGCCGCGCGAGATGCTCGCCCGGAACCTCGGGTGGCAGCCGGACGGCACGTTCGTCTCCTCACCCGACACCGGTGTCAAGCTGGAGGTCCGCTACGACGAGCAGCGGTTGCCCGCACAGGCGTTCCGCACCTCCGGAACCCTCGACGAGTGGCGTACCGCCGTAGAGCTGCTGGAGCCCCACCGGGTGCCCAGGATCGTCATCGCCGCATCCTTGGCCTCCCCGCTCCTCGGGCCGCTCGGACTCGACTCGTTCACCGTCGACGTCTCGTCCCGCTCCACCAAGGGCAAGACGACGGCGTTGCAGTGCGGGTGCAGTGTCTGGGCCGACCCCAGCGAGAACGCTTCCGCCATCTCCAACTGGCGGGGCACCGTCTTCGCCATCGAGAAGCGGCTCAACCTGGTCCGGGGCTTGCCCACGTTCCTCGACGAAACCATGGCCGTCTCCGACGAAACCATCATCGACTACCTGCTCTACCAGCTGCCGATGCAGAAGGGGAAGGACCGCTCAGGAGGGTACGCCGGCGCGCTGCCCTGGCAGACGATCCTGCTGTCCTCCGGTGAACGCAGCATCCTCTCCTACACCCGCAACCAGGGTGCCGCAGCACGAGCCCTTTGCACCACCGAAGCCCCGTTCGGAGACGACGGCGATGCCGCACGGCAGGTCCACGACGCCGTCTTCGCGAACTACGGCCACGCCGGGCCACGGTTTGTCGAACTCGTCCGCAAGGGCCTGGCCCGCGAAGGAGGACGAGACCGGCTCCGCGCCCGCCATAAGGACCTTGCAGTGCAGTTCCGGGGCGACAGCGCCATGACGGGCCGCCGTGCCCCCATGGTGGCCGTTCTGGCACTCGCCGAGGCCATGGCGTGCGAGACCGGGTTGCTGCCCTACGACCCGCTGCCCGTCGGAACGTGGAACGAGATGTTCACGACGGGCGGCTCGACGGACAACCAGCCGGAGCTGGCCATGGACGTGGTCCGCGAGTACCTCGCCGCGCACTCCGCCGAGCTCTACCCCGGGTCCGGGTCGGACGACCGGCAGCCGGTGCGCGGCTGGCTCGGCGCGGTGAAGCACCGAGACAAGCGCACGCACATCGCGATCCTTCCCGAGCGGCTGCGAGGCATCCTCCATGACGCCGGGTACCAGCTCGATGCCGTACTGGGCGGCTGGATCGCCGCCGGGTACCTGGTTGAGGCCATCGACCGCGACCGGACCACCTACCGACCCGTCGTGAAGATCGACGGGCGCGCCACCCGGTGCTTCCTCTTCACCCCCACCGCCCTCGGAGAAGACCTGGCGGAGGCGGCATGAGGCCGGTTACACACCCGGGTTACGGGCTCTACGTACCCCGCCGAGAGGCCCATTTGCGCAGGTCAAGGCGGTCTTGCGCCCCCTCCGGGGGAGGTTACGCGGACCTGCCGGAGGTAGGCATGCATGCGCGTGCGCATGTGCGCGCAGGCGCGGGCGTGCGCACGGACAAGATGCACCTACCTGCTTTCTACGTTACTTACGTAACTCTTCAAGAAGTAAGTAAGAAAGAGCAGGTCAGGGCCATAAAACCCGGTTACACCCTCGGTTACGCATGTTGTAACCGGCGTAACCCCTCGCAGTGTTCGAACCCCAAGACGCCCCGAGCCGAGGTGACCCATGCCTGAATTCACCCCACGCCCCTACCAGGTCAAGGCCATCGACGCCCTCACCGCAGGGTGGGCAGTCAGCAACAACAACCGGCTCGCCGTCGTCCTGCCCACCGGCGCCGGAAAGACCGTGGTCTTCGCCAACCTCATCAGCGGCATGCTGAACCAGCTCAACGGCCGCCGCGCCTTGGTCATCGCGCACAGCAAGGAACTCATCGACCAGGCCGCCGAGAAGATCCGAGCCGTCCGCCCCGACCTCCGCGTCGGCATCGTCAAAGCCCAGTTCAACGACCACCACGACGTCGACGTCATCGTCGCCAGCATCCAGACCCTGGCCGTCGAACGGCGCCGCAAGGCCATCCAGGACATCGGGCTGATCATCGTCGACGAATGCCACCACGCCGCCGCCCGGACCTACATGGAGACCCTCGAACACTTCGGGGCCTGGCGCGGCGTACCCGTCGCCGGCTTCACCGCCACCATGACCCGCCAGAACGGCGGCCTTGCCGAAGTCTGGGAAGAGGTGGTCTTCACCCTCGACATCCTCGACATGATCCGCGACGGCTACCTCGTCGACGTCCGCGGCAAGCGAGTCGTCGTCGAAGGACTCAACCTCGACAAGGTCAAGACCCGCAACGGCGACCTCGCGGACGGGCAGCTCGGCCAGGCCCTCGACGACTCCGGCGCGGCCGACGTGGTCGCCGACGCTTACAAGGAGTTCGCCTCCGACCGGCCAGGCGTCGTCTTCACCCCCACTGTCGCGACCGCCCAGACGATGGCCGACGCCTTCAACGACGCCGGGATCCCCGCCGCGACGATCTGGGGTGACATGCCCAAGGAGGCCCGACAGACGGCCCTCAAGTGGTACGAGAACGGCGACGTCCAGGTCCTCACCAACTGCATGGTCCTCACCGAGGGATTCGACGCCCCGTGGACGTCGTGCGTCGTGATCGCCCGGCCTACCAAGTCACCGGGCTTGTACTGCCAGATGGTCGGCCGCGGTCTCCGCCTCCACGAGGGCAAGCAGAGCGCACTCGTCCTCGATGTCCTGGGTGCCTCGACCCGCCACAAGCTGGCGTCGATCGTCGACCTCACCGGCAAGGACGTCAGCGCACCGAAGGAAGGTCAGTCGCTCGGAGAGGCGTCCGATGAGGATGACCTGGCGGCAGCCGCGCCCGGCCAGGTCGAGTGGGAGGACGTCAACCTTTTCCACGAGTCGCCGGTTCGCTGGCTCCAGACCGACGACGGCCTGTGGTTCATCCCGCTCAAGGCCAGCACGTACCTGTTCCTGATCCGCGGCGCCGAGCCGGGCACCTACCGGCTTCGCTTCCACGACCCGGCGCAGGGCGTGCTCGCTCCCGGGGTGGACAACGAGTACCCGCTCGCAGAGGCCATGGCCTGGCAGGAGTCCCGCGCCCGGCAGCTGGTGAACCCCGCGTTCTTCGAGAGGGCCGCCCGCCACCGCGACCGGGCTCCGAGCGCCAAGCAGCGCGCCTGGTGTCGGTACAAGCGGGTCCTGATCCCGGCGGGCAGCACCGCCGGGGAGGTCTCGGACCTGATGGACATCCACGAGGCCAGCCAGACGCTCCGCGGCCACACACCTGCGGCGCTCGCCGCCTGATCGGAAGGCACACCATGGACACCGCCGCTCCAGGCGCCCGCCCGCTCGTCATCGGACTCGACCTCTCCCTCACCTGCACCGGCGTTGCAGGCGAAGGATGGGCCGACTACATCCGCCCCAAGACCCTCCGCGGCCACCCCCGGCTCAACCACCTTGTCGACGAGGTCACCTCCTTCATCAAGAAGGCCGACCTCGTCGTCATCGAGGGCCCCTCGTTCGGCGGCGGGGTTGCCCACCGGCACGAGGACCTGGCCGGGCTCCGCGTCATGGTCCGCCACGCCTGCTGGCGCCGCAGCATCCCCTACGCCCTGGTTCCGCCGTCCTGCCGGGCCCTGTACGCCGCCGGGAAGGGCTCCGCGCCCAAGGGGCAGGTGCGGGACGAGATAGCGGCCCGGTACGGCATCGAGCTCGACGGCGTCGGCCGCTACGACATGGCCGACGCGTACACCCTCCTCGCCATGGGCCTCCACCACCTCGGTCACCAGCTGGCCGACGTCCCGGAGAAGAACGCCACGGGCCTCGCCGGCTGCCAGTGGCCCGACACGGAAGGACTCGCGGCATGAGCATCACGACCGCCCTGATCCTGGGCGCGGAGGTGGGTGTCCTCCTGTTCATCGTGGGGGCCGCCGTCGGGTGGAGGGTCGGTGACCGGAAGGCCGGCCGGGAGAACCGGGCGGCTGCTCGGCGGGCGCTGCGCTGCGCGGCCGGGGACAACTTCTACGTCCAGTTCCTCACGTACCGGCTGGGTCACCGCCGTGCGGTCGACGTGCCGCTGCGGTTCGAGCGGCCGATGTACACCAGCAGCCGGACGTGGGGGGACGCGTGAACACCGACGACGAGAAGGGTCTAAGCATTCCTTACACCCCTGCCCCTGACCAGCAGGGTTTCGCCCAGACCGAAACCCTTGAGGGGTACGGGCTAGTCCGTACCCCTGTGGACTACGACCCGGAGGACGTCCAGTTCTCGGCCCGGACCGATGACGGCGACGTGGTGGTGTATCTGCCGGAGATCACCTACCTGGACACCCAGCAGTGGTCGGTCGAGATCGGCCTCACCCCGGGCCGCCTGGTCCAGCTGCGCGACGCTCTCGACAACCACCTGCGTGGGGCAGCAGGCACCGCAGACCCGGCCAACCGTGGGGAAGAGCCCACGGTTGCCGGGGAGGTTGAGCAGCTGCGCGCCACTGTTGCCCGCTGCCAGGGCCTTGCCGACTGGCTGGCCCGGCACTCTGACTTCGGCGTCGACATCGAGGCCGACAGCATTCGCCGAGCCATCGGCGACCGGCTGCGCACCGTGCTCGACCCCTCGACGCCGCCAGCCGAATGGGAGGACCATTGAACACCTGCCTGCTGTGCGACAAGCCCGAGCCGACCGGCAGCATGCTGTGTGTCGGCTGCACGAAGGACACCGAGGTTCGGGTCCAGGCGCTGCCCTCCCTCAACCGCGGCCTGGCCCCGTTCCTGGCGCCCGCCGGCGGTGTCGGTACCGGCCGGTCCGGGAAGGGCGGGCCCGCCCCGCTCCCGGTCAACGAGGAGATCCTCGACCTCCGGGGGCCGGGCGGCATCGTCGGGGTCGCCGAACGGTGGCTGGCCGACGTCCGCCGGGACCGTGGCCACGCCGTGGCCACACCGTCGGGCGGGGTCGACGCCCGCCTCCAGGCCGCGGTTGCCGGGCTGCTGGCGAACATGTCGTGGATCGCCGTGTCGTGGTCGAACGCCGGCTACTTCGCGAAGGACATCCGCGACCTGGTCGACTCGCTCCGCACGATCATCGCCCCCACCCCGACGGTGTCGCGCGGCCAGCGGATCGGGCACTGCCCGGCCACCGACCCGTCCGGTGTCCTGTGCGGGTCGGTGCTGCGGCTGGCGCCCGGGGAGAAGGCGGTGCAGTGCGAGTGGTGCGGCACCGCCTACCCGCCCTACGTGTGGGCGCAGTTGAAGACGTGGATCGACGAGGACACGAAGGCGCGCAATGCGGCATGAGGGCTGGACTATCACACCCCCCTGTGATAGTGTCAGTGACATGAACAACGACCCCTGGCGGGTCAAGTTCAGACGGGAAGAAGAGCTGGTGGAACAGCTCCAAGCCCAACTGCTTGAAGCCGCCGAACGGCGCGGCGCCGCACTCGTCGAAGGTCTCGCCGAGCTCGGCACCGTCTACGCGGTCGCGAAGGAAGTCGGCAAGAGCTACACGGCGACGAGCAACGCGATCAAGAAGTACCGGCCGCAAGGCCGCACAACCGAATAGAAGCGGGGCCGGGCGACAGCTCCCCGGGTGGTGGAACACCCGAGGGCGCGCGCATCGCCCGACCCCAACGCCCCGGAGCGGTTCAGCGCTCCGGCACTTGCCCACGAACGAGTAGGAGCTCGTCATGGACCACCGGCATCTTCGCACGCCCGCGGCCAGCACCGCGATGCCCCCCGCGCAGCAGCTCAACGAGCGCTTCGCCACTCTCTACACCACCTACCTGCCGCGCATCACCGCGCTCGTCGGCAGCCGCATCTTCAACGCCGACGACAAGCACCTCACCGACGACCTCACCGCCGAGGCGTTCACCCGGGTCTGGCTCCACCTCCACAAGTGCGAGGCCACCACCGACGCCCAGACCTACAGCTGGATCGCGACGATCGCCCGCCGCACCGTTGCCGACCACTTCCGGGCCAAGAAGAACACCATGGAGCGGCCCACCGACCTCGGCGACTGGCAGTACGCCAACCGGCCCATGGACCAGGCCGCCGGCTACTACACCCCCGCCGAGAGCGGCTTCCGCACCGCCGCCACCGGCCAGGACCGCCGCCTGGTCGCCGTCGGCACCATCCGCCGCCACGGCGGCCGCACGACCACCGTGCGCGCCACCGAGGCCGGCGTGACCGGCACCATCACCAGCGTCTGCCCCGTCTGCCGCGTGATCTTCGAGGCGTGCACGTGCACCGGCGGTGCCCAGTGACGACCGACGCCTTCGACGCCGCGCTGCACTACCTCCTCACCGCGCCGTCCCGCGCGCAGCAGATCCTCACCGCCGTCGCCCGCGCCCTCCAGACCGAGGACCCGTTCGAGCCCCTCACCCTCGACGCGGTCAACGACTACCTGCGCGGCGCCGCGCTCGTCATCACCGACGGCCTGCCCGCCGTCGTCGCCGACGAGACCATCCGGCACGCCGCCCGCGCGCTCCCCAGCATCTACGAGCGCGAGACCGCCGACGCCTACGCGCTGCGCCTCCTCCAGATCGCGAGGGGCGTCTGATGAGCGACGACCGGCCCATCGTGGCCCCCGAGCCCCGCCGCAACGCGGACGGCACGACCACGATCACCACCCGCGACGCCGGGAACATCCGGGTCGCATGCCCCGCCTGGTGCTTCGTCGAGCACGGGTACAGCGTGCCGCCGGCCAAGGCGGAGATCACCCACCGCAGCGAACCCGTCTGGGCGCTGGTCGACACCCCCGAGCACGGGCCGACCAGCCTCGTCGAGGTGTCGTTGGTGCAGTGGCCGTACAGCGACCGCGACACCGTGTTCATCGGTGTCGAGACCGACGACGGGTTCCTGGAGGTCGGCCCGACCGGGGCCCGCCGAGTTGCCGCCGCCCTCCGGGACCAGGCCGACCACCTCGACACCATGGCCGACCAGCTGGTCAACCTCCGGGCCGGTGAGAGCCGATGACCCGCCCTGCCCCCGTCCAGGCGCTCGCCGCCGGGGCGGCCGTCGTCACCGTCCTCCTCACCGGCGCCGCGTTCTGGCTGTCCTACGAGCACCTCCACGACGTCGCCAACGGCAACGGCCTCGACGGCAGCCGAGCCTGGGTGTGGCCGGCCACCGTCGACCTGTTCATCATCGCCGGGGAGCTCCTCATGCTCCGGGCCGCGCTCCGCAACCAGGTCGACGGCTGGGCCATCACCCTCGCCGCGACCGGGTCGCTCGGCTCGATCGCCCTGAACGTGGCCGGGGTCGGCGACGGCGCGCAGCCGATGGAGTACATCGTCGCCGCCGTCCCCCCGACCGCAGCCCTGGTCGCGTTCGGCGCGTTGATGCGCCAGGTCCACGAGGCGCTTGCCACGGTGCGGCCGGCGGCCGAGCTGGTCACGGTGACCACCCCGCCGCCCGCCGTGCCGGTCACCCGGCCGGTGCCCGAGGCGGTACCCGCAGGGGTCCGGCTGCTCCCGGTCGTCGCCGCCGAGGTGACCAGCCCCGAGGAGCCCCCGGTACCGGCCGAGCCGCCGACCGTCACCCTCGAACGCCTCACCCCCGCCACCGGGCAGCCGGTCATCCCGCCGGTCACCGCCGCCGAGTTCCGGCCCATCACCTGGCCCGCCGACAGGTTCCCCCGTACCACCCTGGCGCTCAGCAAGATGACCGCCGCCGTACCCGCCGAAGAAGCACGGCAGGTGGTCACCGTCCCGGTCGCCATCACCCCGTCCGAACTGCGGAAACAGGCCCGCGCACTGAACCGGCAGGTGGTCACCGAGACCGGCCGCCCGGTGACCATCGACCGCCTCCGCGAGGAGTACGGGCTGTCCCGCCGCGACGCCACCGACCTCCGCCGCGAGATCGTCGGGAACAGCCGGTCATGATCACGTACCACGGGCTCGGCTACTACGGCCTCCTCGCCGCCCTCGCAGCCCTCACCCTCCTGCGCCTGCTGCCCACCGGGTCCCGCGCACACCGCCTCCTCACCCGGGCGCTCCTCACCGCCCTCATCCTCACCGCCGCCATCGTCGGCCTCTCGTACTGAAGGACCACACCGTGAAGACCAGCCTGCTCGCCGCCATCGACACCGCCGCCCACCACACCATCGCCGCCCCCACCGCCGTCACCGGCGGCTCCGTCCCCATCAGCGTCCTGCTGATCATCGGCCTCTCCGGCGTCGCCTGGTGGATGTTCAAGCACGGCGACAAGAACAAGAAGCTCCACATCCCGCCCGCCATCGTCTGCATCGGCCTCGGCCTGGCCATGTCCGGCACCCAGATCGGGACCATGGTCAGCCAGCTCTTCGCGTCCCTCGCCCAGATGGTCGCCACCTTCGCCAGCAACGCCTGACCATGAACGCCGCCGAGTCCGAGGCCGACACCCTCGAACTGCCGCCCGTCCCCGAGTTCGGGAGCGGGCGGCCCCGGTGGGCAGCCCAACGCATCCACCCCCGGCGCCTCGCCCGCGGCCACCTCACCCAGTGGGCCCGCCTCAAGGCGTGGACCATCGCCACCGGCCACCCCGCACGGGCCCGGACCGTCACCGCCAGGGCCGCCGCCCTCGGCTTCGCCGCCCTCATGGCCTGGCGGTCCGCGAACCAGGAACCCCGCCTCCTCGCCGTCGCCGCCGGGGCCTACGCGGTCACCGCATGGAGGGCCGGCCGCCCCACCCCGCCCACCGAGGAAGACCTGAAACGGCGCGTCGTCGAAGGCGTCGCCCACCTCATCGGCGACCAGCCGGCCATCTTCCTCGCCGACGTCTACACCGCGCTTCAAAACCGGCCCGCCGCCCACCACCTCGACGACACACGACTCCGGGCCGTCCTCGTCCACTGCGGCATCACCATCCACCGCAGCGTCCGCGTCAGCCCCACCCAGACCGGGCGCAGCGGCATCAAGCGCACCGACATCGACGCCCTCCTCTCCCCCAACCCGCCCGCACCCCCTTCCGGGGACGTAGACGCAGGTCAGCAGGACGGAGAAGGGGCTGTAGACCCGCCAGAAGGGGCTGTAGAGCAGCCCGTAGACCGCGTCTGACGCCTGCCCGACCCGCCCGCGTGAGAGGGGCGGCGAGGGGAGCCGGACAGCCCGGCACCCACACCAACAGGAGCACCCATGAGCACCGAGCCCAAGACCGTCGCCCAGTACACGGCCATCGGAGGCGCCACCGTCACCATCGCCGAACAGTCCGGGTTCATCGACATCTACATCCCCACCGAGCACGCCGTCAGCTGCAACGGCTGCGACGCGACCCACCTGGAGGACTGGGGCTTCGACGTGTGGCACGACGAGTTCGGCACCGGCCCGCAGCCCCACTTCGACTCCACCGGCGAGCACTCCCTGCCGGCCGCCCGCGCCTGGGCGCAGGAGCACGCCGACACCTGCCGGGCCCTGCCCACCGCCTAGCACCCGGGGGCGGCCGACTCACTGCCAGGCGACCGGCCGCCCCGGGGCACCCATCCCTCACGAGACAGGACCACGATCATGGCACCGCCCAAGACGACGAGCACCGGCCTGACGCACAAGACGATGAGCATCGGCGAGCTGAAGCGGAGGAACGACGCTTCGCAGGCCGCCCGTGACGCCGAGAAGGCCGTCAAGCCGAAGTAGCCGACCGGTGTAGCTACACCCGGGCCCCGGCCGTCACCACGACGACCGGGGCCCTCATGAGCTGCGAGAGCTCCTCCGCTCCGCCCGCCGTGCACGCTTCGCCTTGCGCCGCTCCTGCCGCGACTGCCAGCGAGCTGTCCACCAAGCAGGGCGCCACACCTGCCACCACTGCGGCAAGTACCAAAGATCGTCTCTGCAAGCCTTGATGTACGCATCTAGCGCGTCATCGAAAGCTCTTGACGTGCCAGCGTTCCGTTTGTGCCCCGGGGAGCGACGAGGGTCCATCGCTATTGCTGCATCCAAGAGCTTTTCCCCAAGCGCTACTGGCTGGGAATTTCCCACCAGCATGAGTTCGGCTGCCGCCTCCTCAAGCGCGCGGAGCTCTACGGAAGCACGAGCCCTCGCCTGCCTCGCGCCACCGAAGGGCACGTACCACAAAGTTCGGGCCAGCTCGTCCATGCTGTCGAACATGCGAATCGCGCACACTTGAAAGTGCGCGTAGACAATGCGGCGTTCTTCACGCCCTCCGAGGCGGATGCGCCCGTTTTGCTGCAGAGACTTAGCCAGTAGCGTTCCCACAGCCCGCCCGGCTGAGGTCGTAGCGGCGGTCATCGGATCCATGAGCGCATCAAAGCGATCCGGGGCCTACTTGGAGGCAGTTGTCACGCCCCTGGTACGGAATCGAGACGTCACGCTGGCGGCATGGAGTACCTCCTGCCGCCCCTCGGCACCCAATTGTCAGACCTGCCTGGGACGATGAGGGCTTGAGCTAGGAAGCACAGAGCCGCCCTGCGGCGTGGACGCCCCTCACGGGAGACCGACATGTACGAGGACAACCGCGTTCACCTCTGGGGGCCTGACACTCAGGCCCAGCCGCTTGGCGAGCGTCTCGCCGCAGCCGGCTGCGCAATTGACCCGGAGGATCCGGCCCTCACCGAGATCCTTCTCGAACTCGGTCGCATCGGCGGGGAACTCATGAACCTATCCGACCCTGACGATGACACCGTGCGCATGGCCATTCGGCTCGGTCGCGCCCGCTACGAACGAATCCGCACGCAGGTGCCCAAGCAGTCGTGCCGGCGGTCGGCACGTGAGGCCGCCGATGGCGTCGTCTACTACATCCGTCGCGGGGCCATGGTGAAGATCGGGACTACCGTCGATCTCTACCGACGGATGTCGGCCCTGCTGCCCGAGGAGGTGCTTGCGGTGGAACGAGGCAGCCATGCCAAAGAGACGGAGCTGCACCGGGTCTTCCGCCACCTTCGCGTCCCGGGGCAGAGAGAGTGGTTCTACGCCGGGCGCGAGCTCCAGGCGCACATTGAGGAAGTCCTCGACCGCAACGGGCCCCCGCCCTCAGGCCTTCCGACGCTTCCGTCCGCCGCTGGCATCCTGGAAGCGTGAGCAGACTCGTTGACACCGCCGCCGCCCAACTCGGCATGAACGTCAAGCCCGCCACCATGCGGAAGTGGCTCCAACGCGGCAAGCTGACCCGGCACGGTCACGACTACTACGGGCGGGCCATCGTCGACCTCGACGAAATTGAGAAGATCCTCGCCGCCAAACAGGCTGCTTGAAAGCACAAACACGAAGTGTCACACTGAGTCCGCACACGCATGCCCACAAGCCCCCGCAGCGGCCACCGGCCCCGGGGGCTTCGCCGTACCCGGGAGGCGATCCGTGATCACCTACCTCACCGTGGCGCTGGCGCTCGTCAGCGTGCTCGGCGCGGCCTCCGCCACCCGAGACGCCCGCAAGGCCAGCCAGGCACGCAGGGCAACCGCAGGGCTCCTTGCCGCCCGTAGGCGCCGCTCCATCCGCTGAACGCCTGACAGCGCGCCCCCAGTGCCCGATGATGTCCCCCTCATCACGCAACGTCCTGGGGGGACCATGCGCACCTGCACCACCATCACCGCCGCGCTCATCGCGGCCGGCCTGCTCGCCCTCACCGCCTGCGGCACCGAACCTGAGCCGGACGCGAAGGCCGCCGAGCCCAGCGCCACCGCTGAAGTCACCGAGACCCCAACAGCTGAGCCCACGCCCGAAACCCCGGTCACCCTCGACATGGGCAGCACCTGGGAGTTCGAGAGCACAACCGACGACATCGAAGGCGCAGTCACCGTCCTCGGCTACAAGCAAGGCGTCAAGTCCGTCGGATCCGCCGCCGAGGAGTCCGGAACACCCGGCTACGAGTGGGCCTACGTCGACATGAAGACGTGCAGCACCCGCGGCACCTTCAGCGCCACCACCGAACCGTGGACCCTCGCCTACGAGGACGGCTCCCGCGTTGAGCCGTCCAGCACCACCTACGACGACTTCCCCAAGCCCGAGTTCCCCTTCGAGACCACCCTCACCGACGGCAAGTGCGTCCGAGGCAAGCTCGTCTTCCCGGTCCCCGGAGACCAGCGGCCCGCCGTCGTGGTCTACGCCCCGGCCGGCCTTGACGTGCCGAAGGAATGGGCCGTGCCCGCGAAGTAGCAGGAGGTGAGCGCCCGTGGCTGGTAACCCGCGCAACGGGCGCCCCTACCGCAGGTTGGTCGCCGCGGTGAGGGCCCTCGGTGACCCGTGCGCCCGCTGCGGCCACAACATCGACCCCACCCTCGACGCACGGCACCCACTGTCCTTCACCCTCGACCACATCGTGCCCGTGTCGATACGGCCAGACCTCCTCCTCGACCCGGCCAACGCCCGCAGCATGCACCGCCGCTGCAACAGCGCCCGCGGCAACCGCATCGGCCCGCAGCCCCTCAAGACCACCCGGCGGTGGTGACACGATGAGCGACATGGACGACCTCGCGCAGTTCCTCCGTGACCGCCTCGACGAAGACGAGCAGGCGGCCCGCGCCGCACACGCTCCGAACTGGTCCACGGACGGGCGGACCGGCCTTCACTACGGCGTGGAAGACGGCTGGATGACCGACGCGCTGACTACCGCCGACGCGGACCACATCGCCCGCCACGACCCGGCCCGCGTCCTCCGCGAGGTCGAGGCCAAGCGGCGATTGCTCACCGACTACGAGGAAAACGCTGCCGACCTTGACGCGCAGCACGCCCCCGACATGGACTACGTAGGGCGAGCAGACGGGCTGGAGACGGCACTCCAGCACCTCGCCACCGCCTACGCCGACCACCCCGACTACCGGGACGCCTGGCGGCCCTGATGCTGGAGGTGAGCCGGTGTTGTACGTCGTCACCGGCCCGCCCGGCGCAGGCAAGTCCACCTGGATCCAGGGCCACGCCAAGGCGAGCGACATCGTCATCGACATGGACCGCATGGCCCTCGCCATGGCCGGCCCCGGCGCCGACCACCACAACCACCCCGAGACCCTGCTCAAGGTCGTGCACCGCGCCCGCTTCGCCGCGATCCGCGAGGCGTGCCAGCACCTTGACACCACCGACGTCTACCTCATCCAGACCCTCCCCTCCGCCAAGCAGCGCGCCGAGTACAAGCGGCTCAAGGCGAAGGTCATCGTGGTCGACCCGGGGCGGGACATCGTCATGCAGCGCATCGAGGACATGCGTCAGCCCGGCATGAAGGCCGTCGCCACCAAGTGGTACCGGGCCCACCGAGGCCAGTCACGTACAGCGATGCCCCAGGCCACCCGGCGGTGGTGACACGGGGTCACCACAGGTGAGTAGCAGGGTGTGACCACCCCCGCCGGCCCCCGCTGAGGCCGGTCACCGAGGGCCCGCCCATGGTCCATCCCGCCCGAGACGGCCGTTCTTTGAGGTCAGGGGCGGGCGACCCAAAAGCCCTTGTCGCCCGGTTTTTTACACGGGGTCTGTCGATCGATAATCGCCCGAGCTTCAACCCTAGACCAATTAGTGACGCTGCGTGACATAACTGTGGGTGACGGGGGTGATCATGTCGACCGTCGCCGAAGCGATCACCGCCGAAATCGATCAACTCGGGATCGCCGACAAGCACCCTGGCCTGGCACAACTCGCCATCAAGCTCGCGACATCGGTCGACGATCCGGGCAACGCGACCGCTCAGGCCAACGCCGCGCGGGAGCTACGCGCCGTGATGGAAGACCTGCGGAAGCTGGCACCGCCCGCCAAGGACCTGGACCGCGTCGACGAGCTCGCGCAGAGACGGGAGGACGGTCTTGTCCGTGCTCGCCGAGCCTGAGCTGAAGGGCGTTCAGATGCCGCGCCTGTTCACCGCGCCGCCCACCTTCCAGTCCTCGGCCGCCCAGGAGGCGGTGGAGCTGGCCGCGATGGCGGGCCTGGAGTTGTTCCCGTGGCAGCAGCACGTCCTGGACGTCGGGATGCGTGAGCGCGCGGACGGGAAGTGGTCGGCCTTCGAGTGCTGTGTGAACGTCCCTCGCCAGAACGGGAAGGGCGGGATCATCGAGGCGCGGGAGCTGGCCGGGCTGTTCCTGCTGAAGGAACACCTGATCGTCCACTCCGCGCACGAGTTCAAGACGAGCCGTGTCGCGTTCCAGCGGATTCACTCGCTCATCATGGGCACCCCTGACCTGCGGAAACGTGTGAAGCGGGTTCTGAACAACACGACGGAGACGTCGATCACCCTGGTCACGGGCCAGTCCTTGCAGTTCATCGCCCGCTCCGGTGGCTCCGGCCGTGGCTGGACGGGCGACCTGAACATCCTCGATGAGGCGATGTCGCTGGGTGACGACGCGATGGGCGCCCTGATGCCGACCATGTCCGCGGTCCCGAACCCGCAGCTGTGGTACCTGGGCAGCGCCGGGATCGGCGGCCCGTCCGTGCAGCTGGGGCGTTTGCGGCGGCGCGCGCTGGCCGCCCTGGAGGCCGGGGTGGCTGATCCCTCGCTGGCGTACTTCGAGTGGTCGGTCGACCCGCACGTGGACGAGTGCCCGTCCGGCTGCACGGATCACGACGCGGCTGACGATCCGGCGTCGTGGGCGAAGTCGAACCCTTCGCTCGGCTACCTGATCAGCCACGAGTTCGTCCGCAACGAGCAGGCGTCCCTGGGCAGCGGCGGCATCTTCGAGCGTGAGCGCCTCGGTGTCGGCGCGTACCCGTCGGACGAGGCGGACACGTGGCAGGTCATCGGGGAGGACGCCTGGCGGTCCCTGGCGGCTGCGGAGTCGGCGCCGGAGGGCGAGGTCGTGTTCGCGATCGACGCGACCCCCGAGCAGGACCACGCGGCTATCGCGGTGGCCGGGCGGTGGCGCGGCGGCACGCATATCGAGATCGCCCACCACCAGCCGGGGATGGGCTGGGTGGTGGCGAAGGCGAAGCGGATGCAGGAGGAGCACAAGCCGCGCTGCTGGGTCGTCGACGCGGGGGGCCCGGCTGGGTCGCTTATCCAGGAGTTGGAGGAGGAGCTGGGCATCACGGTCGTGTCGCCGAAGATGCGCGAGGTCGCCCAGGCGGCCGGCCAGTTCTTCACCGCGGTCGCCGACCAGTCGATCTCCCACATCGATCAGCCGCTCCTGGCGACGGCGCTGGCGGGCGCGCAGAAGCGTCCGCTGGGTGATGCGTGGGCGTGGGCGCGGCGCGGCGGCGGCGTCGACATCAGCCCGCTTGTGGCGGCGACGCACGCGAAGTGGGGCCTCGGGGTCGAGGTCGAGGAGACCGGTGACGTAGTGGACAACGTGTGGTGAGGGGGCGGCGATGAGCTGGTGGTGGCCCTTCCGCCGCGCGGCGGTGCGAGCGATTACCTACCAGGACGTGTGGGGCAGCGGCGGTGACGCCCTGCAGTTGGCGGGCCGGGGGCAGGAGCGGGCGCTGCGCCTGGCCCCGGTGTACGCGGCGACACGGCTGCTGTCGGACTCGGTGGCGGCCATGCCGCTGAAGTCGTACCTGGGGGAGGCGGACGCGCGGCGGCCGATCGTGTCGCCGCCGATCTTCACTCGGCCCGCTGCGGTCGGCACGCGGTACGACTGGCTGCACCGGTGCATGACGTCGCTGACGCTGCGGGGCAATGCCTACGGATTCATCGTGGCGACGGACGCGGCCGGGTGGCCTACCCAGGTGGAGTGGCTGCACCCGGACGACGTGCACGTCGAGGACAACTTCGCCGCTGTTCCGGTGTGGTTCTACAAGGGCCGGCGGATGGAGCCGGAGCAGATGTTCCACATCCCGGCGTACACGCTGCCCGGTCAGATCCTGGGGCTGTCGCCGATCGCGTACTTCGCTGCGACGACGGACACGGGGCTGCTGGCTCAGGAGTTCGGGCGGAACTGGTTCGCGAACGGGTCGACCCCGGCGGCTGTCCTGGAGACCGACAGGGAGGTCACGAAGGACAACGCGGACATCCTGAAGGCCCGCTTCAAGGAGGCCGCGCAGGGGCGCGACATCGTCGCCCTGGGGCTCGGCACGAAGTACCGGCCGATCAGCGTCCCGGCGAACGAAAGCCAGTTCCTGGAGACGATCAAGGCGTCGGCCAATCAGATCGCCGCGATCTACGGGGTTCCCCCGGAGAAGATCGGCGGAGAGACCGGCAGCAGCCTGACCTACGCGACGGTGGAGCAGAACAGCCTGGACCTGCTGACGTGGACGCTGCGCCCGTGGCTGGCCCGCCTGGAAGAGGCGCTGTCGCTGCTGCGCCCGCCGGCGGAGGAGGTGCGGTTCAACGCGGACGCGATGCTGCGCACGGACACGCTGACCCGGTACCGGACGTACCGGATCGCCCGGGCGATCGGCCTGCGGAACATCGACGAGCTGCGGGGCCTGGAGGACTTGACGCCCTTGCCGAACGGTCAGGGTCAGATCTGGGCGCCCCTCGAAGGGCTGGCCAGCGAGGATACGGAGAACCAGTGAACGACGCAGAGCGCCGGTTCACCCGCGGCCTCGTGGAGGTCCGGGCGGCCGGGGACACCAGGACGATCGGCGGGTACGCGGCGAAGTTCAACACGCTGTCGCGGAACCTGGGCGGGTTCGTCGAGCGGATCGACCCCGGGTTTTTCGCCAAGAGCCAGGGCGACGGGTGGCCGCGGGTGATGGCCCGCTACAACCACGACAACAACATGCTGCTGGGCACGTCCCGGTCGGGGACGCTGCGCCTGGTCACGGACGGCACGGGCCTGGACTACTCGGTCGACGTGCCCGACGCCCGGGCGGACGTGTACGAGCTGGTGCAGCGCGGCGACGTTGCCGAGTCGTCCTTCGCGTTCCGGACGCTGGAGGACGACTGGTCGATGACCGAGGACGGGTTCCCTGTGCGGACGCTCCTCGCCGGGCAGCTGGTCGACGTGGCCCCGGTCAACGACCCCGCCTACCTCGACACCAGCACGGGCCTGCGGTCCCTGGCCGAGAAGGCGGGGGCCGAGCTGGCGGAGGTCCGGGCCGCCGCCGAGGCGGGCGACCTGAAGGACTTCCTGGTGCCCAAGCGCACCCACATCGATCTCGCGCCGGAAGGCGGGCAGGGCGACACCCACCCGTCCCTGGCGTTGCGGCAGCGGCGCGCCGAGCTGTACCGGCGCCGCACCTTCTGAGGCAGGGCGACACCCACCTCCACACCCCATCCACCAGACACCCCGGCCGCCCGGCCGCAGGGTGTCGTCGTCATGCCCGGGAGGGCCAGTGAGCGAGTTCATCAAGCGGCTGCAGGAGCGCCGCGCCAACGTCTGGGAGCAGTCCAAGGGCCTCCTCGACAAGGCCGAGGGCGAGAAGCGGGAGCTGACCGCCGAGGAGGAGCAGACCTACCAGCGGCTCAACGCCGACCTCGACGCGATCGACGCCCGCGCGAAGGAGTACGCCGAGGCCGAGCAGCGCACCAAGGACGCCGACGAGGCGTTCCGGGCGCTCCTCGCGAAGCCGGAGACCCAGCCGCGCACGAGCACCGAGCGGGACTCGGAGCTGCGCCGGTGGGCCCGCGGCGAGACGCGGGGCTTCGACGTTGCCGCACCCGAGGGCGTTGCCTTCCGTGACCTGACGAAGGGGTCGGCGACCGCCGGCGGGAACACGGTCCCGGTCACGTTCTACGGGCAGCTGATGGCCCACCTCATCGAGGTGTCCGGCATCATGATGGCCGGCCCGACCGTGCTGAACACGGCGTCGGGCGAGACGATCGAGATGCCCGTCACGACCGCGTTCTCCTCGGCGGCCATCACCCCCGAGGCGACCGCGCTGACGGAGTCTGACCCGGCGTTCGCGAAGCGGTCCCTGGGCGCGTACAAGTACGGGGTGCTGCTCCAGATCGCCTCGGAGCTGCTGGCCGACACCGGCGTCGACCTCCAGGGGTTCCTGTCCATGCAGGCGGGCCGTGCGCTCGGCAACGCGTTCGGTGTCCACGCCGTGACCGGCGACGGGTCGAGCAAGCCGACCGGCGTCATCACCACGGCGACGACCGGGAAGACCGGCGGCACCGGTGTGGCGGGCGCCCCCACCGCGGACGACCTCATCGACCTCTACTACTCGGTGATCTCCCCGTACCGCAACAGCACGTCGTGCGGGTGGCTGATGCGCGACGCCACGCTCGCAGCGGTCCGCAAGCTCAAGGACAAGCAGGACCAGTACCTGTGGCAGCCCTCGATCCAGGTCGGGGCCCCGGACCAGCTGCTGGGCAAGCCGGTCCACACCGACCCGAACGTGGCCGCTGTCGGCCTGGGCGCGAAGTCCGTGGCGTTCGGTGACTTCTCCCAGTACTACGTCCGCATGGCGGGCGGGGTCCGCTTCGAGCGGTCGGACGACTACGCGTTCAACTCCGACCTGGTCACCTACCGGGCGATCATCCGGGCCGACGGTCTGCTGGTCGACCAGACCGGCGCGGTGAAGACCTTCGTGGGCGGCGCGAGCTGACCCCGGCGGGGCGGCAACCCGCCGCCCCGCCTCCGTTCTGTGAAGGGAGGCACCCATGCGGGTGCGTATGAAGGTGACCGTGTCCGGGACCCGCGACGGCAAGCCGTGGCCGGAGAGGGGAAGCGTCGTGGACCTGCCCGACGACGAGGCCAAGCAGCTCATCACCGGCGGCCTGGCGGCCAAGCCCGACGACGAGACGGACGACAGGCCGCCGGTGGAGCCGCCGGTCGAGGAGGCCACCGTGCCGCTGGCCGAGACGTCGACGCCCACCGGCCGCAAGCCCACCGCCCGGCCGGCGAAGTAGGGGGTGGGGTGTGGCACTGCTGACGCTGGCCGAGGCCAAGGCCCAGCTCGACTACGACGGTGACGGCGATGACGAGGAACTCCAGCGGTTCATCGACGGGATCACCGCGCCGATCGAGCGGCACGTCGGGCCCGTGCTGACCCGCGAGGTGTCCGAGAACATCGAGGGCCGCAGCGACAGCATGTGCCTCACCCACATTCCCGCGGTCGCCCTGGTGTCCGTCGTCCCGCTGCTGGGCGGCCAGGCCCTCGACACCAGCAGCCTGGTGCTGGACGGCCCGGCAGGGATGGTGTGGCGCAAGGGCGGCACGTTCGCCAGGACCCGGTGGACGGTGACGTACACGGCCGGCCGAGGGGCCGTGGTCCCGCCCACCATCAAGCTGGCCGCGCTGCTGCTGCTCCAGCACCTGTGGCGCACCCAGTACGGGGCGGCCCGGGGCGGTGGCGGGTCCGACGACTACAGCGTGACGGAGCCGATCCCCGGGTTCGGGTACGCGATCCCCAACCGCGTCCTGGAGTTGCTGGAGCCGTACCGGCTGCCGCCGGGGGTGGCGTGATGGCGACGTCTGCGGTACCGGCCGCGATCGACGCGCTGCTCACCATCCTGCGCGCGGCCCCTGGCCTGGCGGGGGTGGCGGTGGTGGACGGCCCGCCGGGGGTGAACTTCACCGAGCGGCTCCGGATCTACGTCGGCTACTCGCCGGGCTCCGACCAGGCGGCCGAGATCCAGCAGTCGTTCGCCGGGGCGGGTGCCCGGCAGCGCGACGAGGACGCCGCGATCTCCTGCTACGCCGAGGCGCGTGGCGGCGACAAGGACATGGGGCTGCGCCGCGCCCAGGTCTTCGGTCTGCTGGCTGAGGTCGAGAACGCGCTGCGCGGGACCGACGCCGCCCCCCAGGCTCCGACGCTCGGCGGTGCGGTGCTCTGGTCGGAGGTCACCGCCGGGTCCCTCTCCCAGGCGCAGGAGAGCGGGACGCTGGCGGGTCTCGCGTTCACCGTGGCGTACCACGCCCGCATCTGATCACTCAACGAAGGAGTACGCCATGGCGCGAGTGCGCTTCATCGGCGCCGAGCCGGTCACCGTGCCGGAGCTCGGCAGCAGAACGGTCCAGCCCGACGAGATCGTGGAGGTGCCCGACCAGCGGTTCGACGGGTACGTGTGCCAGACCGCCGCGTGGGAGGGCATCGAGGAGCCGCAGGACGAGACGGCCCCGGCCCCGCTGAAGAAGACCACCGCGGTCAAGGCCGCGCCCAGCTCGAAGGAGATGCGCTGATGGCGATCGGGTCCGGGCTCGGCGCCCAGCTCGGCATTGCGGCCGAGACCACCTACGGCACGTTCGTGGCTCCGTCGCGGTTCGTGGAGTTCACGAAGGAATCGCTGGTCCTGAGGAAGACCACGGCCCAGTCCGCGGGCATCGCGGCGGGCCGCCTGCTGGCCCTCGACAAGCGGCGCGTGCTGACCCGGCGTGAGGCGTCGGGCAGCATCGACATGGAGATCGTCAACAAGGGCATGGGCCTGCTGATCCAGGCCCTCATGGGGACCACAGTCACCCCGGTCCAGCAGGGCGCCGGGCCCGCGTATCTCCAGACGCACACCCTCGCGGACACGGCGGGCAAGTCGTTGACGATCCAGAAGGGCATCCCCCTGACCACCGGGGTGGTGACGAAGAAGAACGTCCTCGGCTGCAAGATCACCTCGGGCGAGTTCAGTTGCGAGGTCGGCGGGTTGCTGACCGGGGCGTTCGAGTTCGACGGGCGCGACGTCGAGGAGTCGTCCGCGCTGGCGGCCGCAAGCTACCCGACCCTGACCCCGTTCCACTTCCAGCAGATGGGCATCAAGACCGGGGCCTTCGGGACGGAGACCGCGCGCACCGGTATCCGCAAGGTGTCCTGCAAGATCGAGCGCCCGCAGGAAGTGGAACGGTTCTACGCCGGGGCGGCCGGGCTGAAGGCCGAGCCGATCTCCAACGACCAGGTCAAGATCTCGGGCACGTTGGAGTCGGACTACGTCGACACCACGCTCGATGACCTGCACACCAGCGACGGATCGACCTCCCTGGTGTGGGAGTTCGTCGGCCCGCTGATCGCCGCGACGTTCTACGAGACGTTCCGGATCACGCTGCCCGCGATCCGCCTGGACGAGGGGCCGCCGGTCGTCGACGGGTTCGGCGTCGTGAAGCCGTCCTTCAACTACGTGGGGCTGTACGACGGGACGAACCAGCCGAAGATCGAGATCATCAGCACCGACGTCACGCTGTAGGAGGTGGCCCGGTGGCTCTCTCCTCCGTACAGATCACGGGCACCGGCCAGCTGCTCGCCCTGTCGCGGCAGCTGCGCGCGGTGTCTGGACCCCCGGTGCAGCGAAACTTCAGCCGCAGGATTCGGCGGGCTGCTGAGCCGCTGCACCGGGACATGCAGGACACCATCCGCACCCTGCCGCTGGCCGCGGACGGGCGCCGGGCGGGGAGCCGCGGCGGCCCCTCGCCAACGTCCCGCCCCTTCCGGGCGACCTTGGCCGAAGCGGTCCGCATCAGCGTCCGTGCGAGCAGCAGCCCCGGCGCCCGGGTGTTCGTCGACAAGGGCCGCCTGCCCCGGGACATCTCCGCCGGGGTGCTCTACCAGCTCAACGACGGCAGGCTCCGGCACCCGGTGTTCGGCAACCGGTCCCGGTGGACCAACCAGCGCACGCCCGCCATGTGGTGGGAGCGCACGGTCCGCGAGCACACCCCCCGCATGCAAGCCGAGGTCGCGCGCGTCCTGGACGACGTGGCCCGCCAACTCACCTAGGAGCACCGTTGATCATCCTGCACACCCCTGAGGGCGGCGAGCCCGAGCGTCTCGACGCGGGCCGCCTGCGCGCGAGCGAAATCCAGATCGCCGAGCGGACCGCCGACCGCCCGTGGGACTCGCTGAAGGCGGGGCTGCTCGACGGCGACGTCACGGCGGTGCGGACCCTGGCCTGGGTCATCAAGAAGCGCACGGACCCCTCGCTGCGGTTCAGCGCGTTCGACCCGTTCGAGGACGAGCTGGCCGTCCGGCTCGACTCACGCGAGACCCACGGGTACGCGAAGGAGATGTTCGAGCGGTACGGGCACGATCCGGAGGAGCTGGCCGGCGCGTGGGCCGAGCTGCGCCAGGCGGCCGATGACCCGGCTGTCGCGGAGGCCGCGATCAAGGAGCAGACGGACGGCCCAAAAGCCGCAGCCGCGCCGAGTGGTTCGGTGACCTCCGAGACGGATACCTCGGCCTCCTCGCCTTCCACTTCGGCTACACCCCCGACGACGTCGACCGGCTGACGATCGACGACTTCCACCTGCTCACCGGCTGGATCGACCGGCACCAGGCCGCGCTCGCGGCGCAGAACACCGGAGGTGAGTGATGGCGGAGCGGCGCCTGAATTTCGTGCTGGACGGCCGTGACGCGCTCAGCCGCGTCCTGGACCGGATCGGGGACAACGCCAGCCGGCTGCACCGCCGGGTGTCCTCGGCGAACACGAACATGCAGGGGTCGTTCAACCGGCTCACCCAGTCCGCGACCCGCGACAGCAACGCCCTGACCGGGGTGTTCCAGCGCAACGGGGCCGCCGTCAACCGGTACACCACAGACGCCAACGGCAGGCTGCACGACATGCGCGGCCGGTTCGTTTCCACGTCGGCGGCGACGCGCGGCCTGACCGGGGACCTGGGCCGCCTGGCCCCGTCGCTGGGCGACGCGTCGGGCGGGGCCGAGGACCTCGCGAAGTCCGGGGGCAAGCTCGGCCCCATCATGATCGGCGTCGGTGCGACGCTCGGCCTGTCGCTGCTGCCCGCCTTGGGCGCGGTGGCACCGATGGCGGCCGGGGCCGGGCTCGCCCTGGGCACGCTGAAGCTGGGGTTCTCCGGGGTCGGTGAGGCGGCGGCCCTGGCCGGGGAGGACAAGAAGGAGTACGCCAAGGCCCTCAAGAAGCTGTCCCCCGAGGCCCGCTCGTTCACCAAAGAGCTGGTGGCGGTCAAGGACCAGTTCGGCGACTTCGGGAAGAAGATCCAGGCGGCGATGCTGCCCGGGTTCACGAAGGCGCTGAAGGAAGCGAAGCCGGTCGTCGACATCCTCGGCAAGGGCATGACCGGCATGGGCAAGGGCTTCGGCGACGCGGCAGCCGGCGCGGGCCGCCTGTTCCGCTCCGGCGGTTTCCAGAAGGACCTGAAGACCAACCTCGACCTGGGCCGCAGCTTCGTCCGCGAGCTGACCGGCGGGGTCGGTGCGCTCGGCCGCAGCTTCCTCGACTTCGGGGCGAAGTCCGGGCCGACCCTCCGCAGCTTTGCCACCGGGTTGTCCGGGCTGCTCGGCAAGGGCGGCGGCGGGCTCGCCGGTATGTTCAAGGGGCTGGAGCCCGGGATCGAGGGCAGCTCGAAGCTGCTCGACGGGCTGTTCGGTGCGGTCAACCGCATCCTGCCCGCGCTCGGCCGGCTCGGCGGTATGACCGCGAAGGCGTTCGGCCCGCTGCTCGGTGAACTGCTGACGGCCAACAGCATGGTCGTCTCGTCCCTGATGGACGGGCTCGGGCTGGCCGTCAAGTGGCTGTCGCCGCTGTTCAAGGACCTGTCGTTCGGCGTGAAGTCGGTGACGTCCGTCCTGTCGATCCTCGCCCCCACGATGCGGGAGACCGCGTCTGCGATCTTCGGCAGCTTCATGCCGTCGTTCGCCGAGGTCGACAAGGCGCGCGGCCCCTTGCAGCGTCTGCTGGAGACGGTGCGGGAGAACCGGCAGGGGATCCAGGAGTTCGGCCGCCAGGCCGGGAACGCGATGATCACCGTCGCCGGGTCCATCATCGAGAACCTGCCGGGTGCCCTGGCCGTGTTCCGCATGGTGACGGGCAGCATGGTCACCGCGATGGGCGGTGTGCTGCACGGGGCGGCGAAGGCGTTCGGGTGGATCCCCGGGATCGGCGACAAGCTGAAGTCCGCCGACCGCACGTTCTCGAAGTTCAAGGACTCGTACATCAGCGGCCTTCAGTCGGCCGAGGCGAAGACCCGCGCGTTCGCGGCCGGGGCCCTGCCGAAGCTGGAGCAGGGCAAGCTGAAGATGAACATCAGCAACTGGACATCGCAGATCGAGACGGCCAAGGGGAAGCTGAAGACGGTGCCGCCAGAGAGGCGGGCGGCACTGCGCGCGGAGATCGGCGACCTCCAGCGGAAGGTGGCGTCCGCGCGGGCATCCCTGGCCAGCCTCCAGAACAAGGTCGTGACCATCACCACCCGGCACGTTTCGGTGTCGACCGGAGAGGCGACTCGGAAGGACCTGCGGGCAGGGCACTACGCCGGGGGTGGCCCGATCGACGGGCCGGGCACGAGTACGTCGGACAGCGTCCCGATCTGGGCCAGCCGCGGCGAGTTCATGATGCAGGCCAAGTCCGTGGACAAGTACGGGGTGTCCTTCATGCGGGCGGTCAACGACGGCACGCTGAACCTACGATCCGCCGCGTCCGGTATCTCCGGCGGCAGCGGCTTGGCGGGCGCGGGCGTTGATGCGGGCCGCGGTCTGTCGGCGGGCCTGCGTGGCGCGGCCGGCGAGGTCGACATCTCGGCGCGGGTGATGGCAGCGGCGGTGACGGCCGGGGTCCGGGCGGAGCTGGAGATCGCGTCGCCGTCGAAGAAGATGCGCGCGCTGATGAAGGACGTCGGGAAGGGCCTGATCCTCGGGCTGACCGGCGAGAAGTCGAAGATCGCCGCGACGGCGAAGGATCTGGTCGCCGATATCTGGGCGGCGTGGAAGGGCGTCAAGACCAACAAGGACAGCGCCCTGGTCGCCCGGGTCACGAAGGACACGAAGAAGCTCCAGACCCTGGCCACCGCGCGGGACAAGATCGCCGCCCGGATCAAGGCGGCGAACGAGTACCGGGCCACCCTCAAGAGCAACGCGCAGCAGGCGGCCGGGCTGTCGTCGCTCGGCCTCCAGGACGAGGAGGTGTCCGCCTCCAGCATCCAGGCCGGGCTGTCGCAGAAGCTGGTGAAGATCACCCAGTTCACCCGGTACATCACCAGCCTCGCGAAGAAGGGCCTGAACAAGGGACTGCTGCGGCAAGCCCTCGACCTGGGCCCGGACGCGGGGTACGCCTACGCCAACGCTCTGGCGGGGATGAGCACGTCTGCGCTCAAGGGCATCAACGCCACTCAGGCGAAGCTCGACGCCGCGGCGAACACCCTGTCCGGGCTCGGCGCGGACCTGATGTACGACAACGGCAAGAACGCGGCGAGGGGATACCTGAAGGGGCTCGACTCCCAGCAGGACGCCATCGAGAAGCAGATGCTGAAGATCGCCAAGTCCATGGACAAGGCGATCCGCAAGGCCCTCGGCATCAGGTCCCCGTCGACCGTCGCGGCGGTACCCGGCGGGCACTTCACCGAGGGCATCGCCAAGGGTGCGGTGGACGCGCTGCCCGTCCTGGACCGTGCGATGGACACGGTCGCCGGGCGGATGGCGAGCATGCGCCCCGTCGTCGGCCGCCCGGCTGTCGTCGGGGCGGGGGCGGGCGGGGCGGTGCAGCACATCACCATCGAGATCACCGGGCAGGTCATCGACCGGCTCGGCACGGCCAAGGAGATCCAGAAGCTGTTGCTGGAGCTGTCGCGGAACACCGGGCAGCCGATCAAGTGGGGGGTGCCTGCGTGACGCGTGTGACCGTGGAGGCGGCTTTCGGGGTGGGCCTGGCCGAGGCCGTTCTCACGGACGGAACGTGGACGGACATCACCCAGTACGCCGACGTACAGAGCAACGGCATCTCGATCACCCGGGGTGCGGAGAGCGAGCTCGCGCAGACTCAGGCGGGCACGTGCACTCTCCGTCTCGACAACAGCGATGGCCGGTTCACCCCGGAGTTCTCGGGCAGCCCGTACTACCCGAACGTGACCGACGGGGTGCCGGTCCGGATCAACGTCGCCACCGTCACCACGAACTACCTGCGCAACCCCTCGTTCGAGGGCGGGAGCCTGGACGCCTGGACGTGGTCGCTGGCCGAGGTCGCGACGGTGGCCACCCCGGTCCAGTCCGGCACGCGGGCTCTGCGCGTCGCATGGAATGCGGGGGCGTCCGGAGCGTATGCCGAGACGGTGGTGTACGGCCTGAGCATCGGGTCCCGGTACACGGCCAGCGCCTACGTGCGGGTGGCCTCCGGGGATGTCGCGGTCCGCCTGAGCATGGGCGGCACCACATCGGCGGCCTCACCGACGGCCGGGGCGTATGCCCGGCTGAGCGTGACGTTCACCGCGACCGCCTCGGTGATGCCGCTGCGCGTGGTCCCCTCGACCAGCCCGGCCGCCGGGCACCTCGTCTACGTGGACGCCGTCCAGGTCGAGGACGGTGCCACGGCCACCACGTTCAGCGCGACCCCGGCCCAGCTGCACCCGCGGTTCTGGGGGCTGGTCACCCAGTGGCCGGTGCAGTGGGAGGGCCTGGCGGCCACCTCCACGGTGACGGCCATCGATCTGTTCTCGGTGCTCTCGCGGGCCGACCAGCACATGCGGCCGATGCTCGTTCAGGAGGCGCTGCTCCAGGGGCCGCAGGCGTACTGGGCGATGGACGAACCTGCCGGCTCCACGTCGGCGGGTAACGAGTCCGGCACGGTGGGCCCGGACTCCCTGGCCACGGTGCAGGCTGGCAGTGGCGGCACCCTGGAGTTCTCGGCCGGGGCCGCGCCGCTCGGGATCGACGGCGCCCCGCTGTTCACCCCGGCATCCGCGAGCGCGGGCAAGTTCCTGCGCGGAGGCGTCGGGCCGACGTTCCGCGACGGGTCTGCTGCCGGGTTCCTGGTCGAGGCGTGGTTCGTCACCAGCACCCCGGGCCGCAACATCCTGGCCCTGTCGACCACGGGGAACACCAGCCACATCATCTTGTACCTGGCCGCCGGCACAGGGTACCTGTCGGTGGAGACCAGGCAGCCGGACGGTACGCAGACCACCGTCGTGGCAGGGTCCGTCAGCCTGGCCAACGGAGTGCCGCACCACATCATCTACGACTCGGCCGCCCAGGAGCTGTATGTCGACGGGGTCAGCATCGGGGCGTTCGGGGCGATCCTCCCCGTCGGTGACCTGTCGACACTGACCGTCGGCGCCAGCCAGGCGGGCGGCAACCTCTGGGCCGGGTCGATCGGCAACGTGGGCCTGTACGCCAGGCCCGGCCTGGTCGGCAGTGCGCTGGCCAACCACTACACGTGCGGCACCACAGGGTTCGCCGGCGAGACCGCGGACCAACGGGGCTACCGCCTCACCTCCTACGTGGGGATCCCCTTCGGGTCCGTGGGGGTGTTCACCACGGGGATCGCCCAGCAGGCGGCGCTCGGCTCCACCGCCCTGGACCACCTGCGGGAGGTCGAGGGCACGGAGAGCGGGGTCCTGACCGCGGACCGGGCCGGGCCCTACCTCACACTGCGGGGCCGCAGCACCCGGTACAACCCGCAGCCCGCGTTCAGCCTGGCCTACCCGGACCTGGAGACCGGCGACGTCACCCTCGCCTACGACACGCAGAAGGTCGCGAACACGATCACCGTGACGAGGCCGGGCGGGGCGACGACCCGGTACCTCCACGCCGCGTCCAGGGCGGCACGCGGCCCGATCGGCCGGCAGGTCGACACCCTCGCCGACAGCGACCTGGTCGCCGCCGACCTGGGGAACTGGCTGCTCCAGCGGTACGCCAGCCCGAGGCCGGAGCTGCGGGGCGTCACCGTGCAGGCGTACAGCATGGGGACCGCCATGTACCGCACGCTCATGGCGGCGGACGTCGGCACCGTCGCCACGGTGACGTCCCTGCCCGCCCAGGCCCCGACTCCGTCGATGACGGTAACGGTCGAGGGCTACACCGAAACGATCCGGCACAACGACCACCAGATCAGCTTCCACACGTCCGCGTCGCAGACCGCATCCGTATGGGTCCTGGACGACACCACGTACTCCGTGCTCGGGTCCTCGACCCGCCTCGCCTACTAGGAGCGCCCATGCCCCCTGTCATCAAGGTCGTCCGCGCGGAAACGTTCTATCTGCCACCGCCCACCGAGCCCATCGACCTGTGGGCCGATGTGCCTGCCGCCGAGCGGGTGTTCCGGTGGATCGAGTACCGGATGCAGCGCCGCGTTCCCATGCCGGAGACGAACACCGGCGACACCTACTTCGCGCGCGTCAACCAGAACCGGTGGATCGCGGACTGCTTCTGCCGGTCCGCGCAGGTCGTCAGCCCGACAGACCCCCGCTACGGGTGCACCGAATGCGGGTGGGGATGGTGCGCCCTGACCTTCCCCGATGACGTGGCGGCCGTGGAGACGGGGCTGCTCACGCAGCCGAGGCCGCACCTGCGGAACTGGTGGCATCCCGACGACCCCGCCAACCCGGACCAGCCGCCCGCCCCGGAGCCGGAGGTACCGCAGTGACCTTCGCCCCGCGAACATGGGTGGTCGGTGAGGTGGTCTCTGCGGCTGTGATGAACCAGGAGATCCGCGACCAGTTCAACAGCATGTTCGACGCGTGGACCGCGTACACCCCGTCCTGGACGTCGTCCGGCACCGCGCCGAGCCTGGGCAACGGGAACGTCAGCGGCCGGTACATGAAGATCGGCCGCACCGTCCACCTCTCCATCACCCTGACCTGGGGCTCGACCACCACCCCGGGCAGCGGCAACCTCGCGTTCAGCCTGCCGGCCGCCGCCGCGTCAGCGCAGCCCGGGGTCCTGTCCGCCACCTGCACGACCACCGGCACCGTCAACTTCCTCACGGGGGCGGCGCCGCTCGGGAACGGCACGAGCAGCACCGGCACGATCTGGCTCGCCAACCCCGGGACGATCGGCGACTGGAACGCCTGGGCAGCTGGTGGGCCGACGCTCGCCGCCGGGGACATCGTCCGCGTGTACGGCACCTACCAGTCCGCGACCTGACCCACCCCCGCACCCACCCGCCCCGCGCCGCCCTGGCCTGGGGCTTCGTCATGTCTGGAGAACCGCATGGCCAACCCGCTGTCCGCCGCCGTGTTCCTCGCTGCTCTGCGCGCCGAGGGCGTGAAGGTCGTGGAGACGACCGGCTGGCGCACCCACAACCGCAACTCGAAGGGGGCGTGGGGCCCGGTCCACGGGGTGATGATCCACCACACCGTGACCAAGGGCACCGCGTCCACCGTCGCCCTGTGCCGCGACGGGCACTCCGCCCTGCCCGGCCCGCTCTGCCACGGCGTGATCGCGAAGGACGGCACCGTGCACCTCGTCGGGTACGGGCGGGCCAACCATGCCGGGTCCGGTGACGGCGACGTCCTGCGCGCCGTCATCGCGGAGAAGGCGCTGCCGCCGGACAACGAGGCGAACACCGACGGCAACCGGCACTTCTACGGGTTCGAGTGCGAGAACCTCGGCGACGGGAAGGACCCGTGGCCGGACGTCCAGGTCGAGGCGATCGTGCGGGCGTCCGCCGCCCTGGTCCGGGCGCACGGCTGGGGCCGCGACGGCGAGACCAGCGTGATCGGGCACGCCGAGTGGCAGCCCGGGAAGGTCGACCCGCGCGGCGTGTCCATGGCCGGTGTCCGCCGCCGGGTCGCGGAGCGCCTGGACCACCCGGCCAGCTGGTCGCGCGGCACGAAGCCGCCGACCGCCCCGAAGCCCCCGGCGCCGAAGCCGCCCACGGACACGGAGCGGATCACCGCTCTGGAGAAGCGCGTCACCGCGCTGGAGAAGAGGACCTCATGATCAGAATCAGCAATGCCGCGAAGGCGGTCACCGCAGCCCTGTCCGCCGGGGCCGCTGCGGCGGTCACCGCCGTGCAGGACCAGGTCGTCACGAGCGGGGAGACGGTGACGATCGTCCTCGCCGTCCTCGGCGCGCTCGGCATCACCTACGCCGTACCCAACCGGCCGGCCGCCGACCGGGTCACCCCGGGCCGAGGGCTCTGATGGTGGGCCTGGTGCGGTGTGCGGGCCGCCGCCTCGGGCTCCGCGGGGCGGGCCTGCTGATCCTCGGCTGCGGCTGGATCAACTGGGGCCTGGGCCTCCTGATGGACCCGCGGTACGGGAGCGTGCGCGGGGCCGCCGCGCTGACGACGCTCGCCCCGATGGCAGTGTGGGCGTGGGCGTGGATCGGGTCCGGTCTCGTCGCCTGCGCCGCCGCGGTCCTCTCGTCCCGCCACGACTACTGGGGGTGGGGTGTGGGGGTGGCGATGCCCGTGGTGTGGGCTGCGGCGTACACCAGCGCGCGGGCGCTCGGCGAGTTCCCGCAGGGGCTGACGAGTGGGCTGACGTGGCTGGTGTCCCCGGGGCTGGCCGCGGTCCTCGCGATCGCGACCCGGCGCCTGGTGCAGCAGCGCAGGAGCATGGCGGAACTGAGGCGGGAGGTGGCCACCCTGCGGCGCGCCGTCGTCCCGCCCGCAAGAGAGGGAGGGGCGGCCCATGGGTGAGAGTGCTCTGGGGCTGGTGTCGCTGGTCGTCGGCGGGTGTTTCTCCGTGGCGGTGGCGTGGGTGTCTCGCCCGCGCGCCCAGCAGGAGCAGCCCGCTGACGACGAGCTGTCCTCGGTGGAGGGGATCGCCCAGGTCGTGGCCCGGCAGGGTGCGCAGATCCACCAGCTGGAGCTACAGCACGCGGGGACGGTGGCGCAGGTCGGGGCGCTGACCCGGTACGTGCGGCTGCTGCGGTCCACGATCACGGGGCTGGGGCATCCGGTCCCGGCCCCGTCCCCGGAAGACGCCCACCTCATCGACCAGTGAACAGGCCCCCACCGCGCGAGGCGGTGGGGGCCTTTCGTCATGCCTGGGGTCAGTCGTCCGTTCGGGCGACGAAGCTACCGAGACCGGGCTCGGTGTAGATCAGCCCCTCTTCCCGAAGCGCCCGGTGGACCTTCTGCCCGGTGGCCGCGGCGATACCGAACTCGGCCTGGAGCTGGAGGACCGAGGGCACACGGGTGCGCGGCGGGTAGGTGCCGTCTGCAATCCGTTGCCGGATGATGTCGGCCACCTGTCGCCATCGTGGCTGGTCAGGAGCGAACTCGATCACGCACCCAAGCTAGGCACCCCATGGCGTGGTGTGCGAGATGTGGCATACCTAGCACGCCGTAGCATGGTCGGTCTACGCTGCACAGATACAGATGACCCCCGCGACCGTGCGACCGGTCCGGGGGACGGACGACGCTTATGAGGAGCGACGCCATGGCGAACACTACCGACCGCACGCACACACTGGCAGGGGCCACGTACTCCTGGTGCGACTGGCACGAGGGCCCGTCCGGCACGGCCGTTCTGGTGCAGGCGATCGAGCAGGGCTCGGGGCCGGGCGTGAACCGCTTCGCGTGCGCCCCCTGCCGCGAGCAGAGGAACCTCACCCCGTTCAGCGAGCAGCAGCCGTGACCGGGCGCCCGGCCAGCGAGCAGCAGCCCACCGGAACCCGCGAGCAGGCGGCGTACCGCCTGTACCTGGACCACACGATGGACTGCCTCGACTGCGACGGCCCCGCCGGGTGCGCCCCGGGGGCCGAGCTGCGGCAGGCGTGGCGCGACCAGCGCGGCCACTGA